GCCAGGACGAGATCGAAGAGCTGGCCGATCGCTGGGAGCAGGCCTTTCTGCAGCCCGAGGAGCGATCGATGGCCTGGATCTACAAGTGCAACGTCGACGGCTACTGGCTCGAGTGGGCCGGCATCGGAGACCCTTGGATCGCCTCGCCCGAGACCATCGAGAAGTGGGGCAAAGACGCCGCGGAGATGAAGGCTCGCTTGGTGACCAGCGTCGTCAACCGCCTGTTTCAGTCTGGCCCTGCGTTCGGATACCCGCACACGCAGGTCCGCGGCATCGTCGATCGAGAGTTCACGCCTTCGCAGTGGCTCGAGAATCTCCCCGCGGCATGGTCCGAGCCGCGCGACGAGTCCGGCATCGTCTACTAGCTGCTCTCGTCCTACGGCGCCATCCGCGCGCGGCCGTTCAAGATGCCGCCGGCGGACCGGCTGCCGGCGCTTCGGGGGCGCCCTCGCTGGGGGTCAGGCCTGCCTCCTTCTCCAGCTCCTGCTTCCGCTTGCGGCGGGCGATGTCCTGCTCGTCCTCGCGCTCGAGCTGACGCTGCAGGTCCTCCGGATCCATGCCGCGCGACATGACGTTGTTGGTCCGGCTGTCGAGCCCGGCCGCGATCGCGTCCGTCGCGGCGCCGACCTCGCTGGAGGGATCGACCCATTCCTGGCGATCGCCCACCCACTGGCAGCGCTGGTACCGCCAGGGCTCGCGGACGTAGTCGGTTGGGTCGAACGTCAGCACGCCCGCCAGCAGCCCCTCGTCGCAGAGCCGCGTCCAGACCGGCTGGCAGAGCCGCTCGACCAGCAGCTTCCGCCGGCAGGCGAAACTCTTGCGGGCATCGATGAGGGCCAGCCGGCCGCTGGAGTAGTTGACCTTCGACCAGTCCCGCGCGAGCAGGTTGTAGCAGTAGCCGACGCCGGCCCCGATCGCCCGCAGCGTCCACTCGACGAAGGCCCCGAAGCTCGAGCCGGGCCGCTGCGGGCTGAGGAACTCCGGTTTTTCCCCCGGGTTGCCGTAATGCACCTGGCCGGGACGCATGTCCTCCATGCGGTTGCCCGAGGCGTCGATGCCGCTGGAATTGGCAGCCGCGGCGCCCGCCGGCGTGTTGCCCGTCGTGGCGATGAAGGCCACGCAGCAGGCCTCGATCTGCATGGCGATGATCGTGGCTTCCTGCACGTCTTTCAGGTCTTTGATCAGGTTCATCACGGGCGCGAGATCGGGCAGGCCGCGGGTCTGGCCGGCGAACTGCGGCTCGAAGACGTGGATCATCGACCAGCCCGATTGCCCCGGCTTGTGGGCGGGGACGAACTTATACGTCGTGCCGCCGTCGCCGAGCGTGTCCCCCGGATCCCACGTGCGGACCCAGTAGCCCAGGATCCGCTCGTCCTTGTCGCGCTGCACGCCCAGGCGGCAGAGCGGGTCGTTGAACTTCTGGGGAGGCGTGACGATGCGGCCGGGGTAGATGACTTCCAGCACGAGCGGGATCGGCGAGTGTTCGGCCGGGGCCTGGTCGGTGAGCAGGACGAAGGCCTCGCCGAAGCGGGCCAGGTCGCGATCGGTCATCCGCTGGATCGTCCAGAAGGCTTCGCCCCGCCGGCCGGCCGTCGGCTGCCAGCGCTCGTAAAGGCTTTCGATCTCGCGGTTGTGTTCGTCGGCGCGCTCGCGGGTCAGCGGTCCGCCGGCGGGCGGCGCCAGGATGCGGGCCTGGGGGGTGATGCCGCAGCCGACCTCGTTGTCGACGCGCCCCTCGACGTAGCTCTTGGCGTAGCCCTCGTTGCGGTACAGGTCCTCGACCCGCTTCTGGAGCGTCTCGAGATCTTGCTCGGCGCCGGAGTCGGGGGAGAGGCGGCTGCCGATCCAGCGGCCTCCGCGGATGCGGTCGTTGTCGGCCGCTTCGTTCTGGCGGCTGAGTTGCTTCGAATGGAGGCGGTCGACCTGCGTCTGCAGCAGCCGCTGGACGTTGCGCTGGTGCCCGGCCTGCATCCGCGCCGCCATGCGGTTGGCGCCCCAGCCGGGGAACACGCTGAAGATCGCGGAGTCGAGACGCTCGCCCCAGGAGAGGCGGGCGGGGGACGGTGTGCGGATCATGGTCTACCGGCGGTAGAAGCGGGCGAGGTTGCGCGTGGGGCCGGAGCCCGACGCGGCCGCGGCAGCCGCCGCGATCTTGGACTCGAGTTCCTGGGCGTACGATCGCAGCTCGGGGAGGCTGGCCATCGTGAGCGAGCGGCCGTCGACCGAGTACGTCTGACCGGTCGCCAGGATCTTGGCGATCGCGGCCCGCGTCAGGTCGAGCAGCTCTTGATCGGTGCCGGTGCCGGTGGCAATGAATTGAAAGGCCATAGGCTCAGGATAGGCGAGTCGCGCCCAGCGGCCGGGCGGGAGGATACTACGGATGGTAATCAGGGCGATGGCGCTGTCAGGGCGAATGGCTGGGCCCGCCGTGGCGGCGCGTGCGGGGCGCATACTGCAGGGGGACGATCTGTTTGCCGGCCGCCTGCAGGCAGACCGGGCAATGCAGGTAGCGGACGCGCGACGCGCCGGCGACCTTGCTGGCGTAGACGCGCACCAGGCCCGGGCAGATCGTGCCGTCCTGGCGGGGATGGGGGCAGGGGTCGCCCGGCTTGTTGTCGCGCGCCATATCGGGCCCTAGCGCCGGAGGAAGCCCGGCGACGGCGGGCGGACGAACGGTTTGGGGCCGGTCTTGGGGCGGGCCGGCGTGGGGGTCGAGCGGCTCGCGGCCTTGGCCAGGATCGTCCGCATCGTGGGCCAGCCCGCGGCGCCGATCCACATGTCGGCCGCGGCCCGGGCGTAGACCTCGCAGTCCCACCAGTCGCAGCCCATGCCGTTCTTCTGGTTGATCCATAGCACGACCGGCCGGCCGCGCTTGTCGACCGTGTGCACCTCCTGCTCGTTGACGAGCTGCCGGAGGAACTGCTCCTCGGCGTCCCCCGCGCGGCACAGGGCCCAGGCCCCGGGCTTGTCGGTGGGGACGTTCCAGCGGCCTCGGATATCTCCCTTGTAGAGCGAGACGTTGACCAGCCAGAGCTCGAAGTTGGAGATCTTCGATCCGTCGGCGCCCGAGCGCTCGACTTCGGTCTTCTGCCAGCGGCCGAAGCCGCCTTGGATCTTCGTCTCCCCTTTGATCGCCCGGAGCTTGTGCCCGCGGCCGCGGCAGAAGTCGTAGACCTCGCTGTTGCGAACCGCGTAGCCAGAGTCGATCAGGGCCAGCGAGACCGGATAGGTGCGCTCGGCCAGATGCACCGGCCAGACGCGATCGAGGATCGGCACGAGCTTGGTGAGGTCCGAGCCGCGGACCGGCTCGCCCGAAGCCTCGCGATCGCAGTAGCTCTCGCCCCAGTCGACGACCCAGCTAGTGGGGAGCCCTTCGCGGGCGCCCCAGGCGCGCACGACCCAGTACACGCGATCGTGCTGCACGTCGCAGCCCATCGTCAGGAACGCGGCCTCCGGATGGATCGAGCCGCGGGGCACGTCGACGCACAGTCGGCGGAGCTCGCTCCAGGCGGGCGTCTTCGTCGAGGCCTCGAAAGGGAGGCCCAGCCAGTCGTTGAAGAAGATCTGCAGCAGCCCCTGGTTGTCGCGCGCGGCCAGGTACTCGGCCGCGATCGCCCCGAACGTGCAGACCTCGATGGGCGCGTAGAGACGCGAGAGGTGGAAGCCGGCGTGCCGCTTGCCCCGCAGCGGTTCCCCTTCGAGCTCCCCCTTGGCGCTGACGGTTTGGCCCTTCGGACACCAGACCCCCTTGGGGATCATCAGCGCCTTGGCGATGTCGTCGATCTTCTTCTCGCAGCTCTCGCATTGGTACCAGGCCTTCTCGCGGGCCTGCTCCGGTGTGAGCCAGTTCCCCTTCGCGTCGCGCAGGCCGTGGATTCCGCCCTTGCCGACGAACGGCCCTTCCTTGTGCGGGAAGAAGCGGAGCTCCTGGTAGTGGCGGCAGTGCGGGCAGGGGACGCGGAATGTCCGCATGTCGGACGCGTAGTACAGGTCCGCGATCCGCGAGGCGCCGACGAGCTGCGGCGTCGACTCGCAGAAGACGAGGCGGCCGGCCGCGGGGAAGGCCATCACGCGCTGGAAGGCGAGTTTGAGCGTGTCCCCCTGGCCGGTCTTCTTGCGGTCGTAGCGATCGACTTCGGTGCAGAAGACGCGGCGGCAGGCCTTCGATGACAGGGTCTGCTTGTTCTCCGCAATGCCGAGATAGACCTTGCTCTTGGTCAGGTCCAGCCACAGGTCGTTCTGCGCGTGCTTGGGAGGGATGCACTCCTTCAGCTCGTGCGAGGCCTCGGCGATCTGATAGGCCCGCGTCCGCAGATCGGTGTTGGCCTTGGTGTCGGGACTGACGAGCATCGCCGGCGAGGGCCGCACCATGGACAGCCCCAGCGCGGCGCACAGGAGCATCGTGGTCTTGGTGATCTGCGAGCTGGCCATGATGCTGATCTGCTCGATGTCGACGTCCTCGCACGCTTCGAGGATGCCCCGGGAAAAGGCGTAGTCGTTGGACAGGTCGGGCGGGCCAGGCCGGGGCGTGATCTCCGGCGGGAGGCGGATGTTGTCCTGGCACCACTGATGCAGCGTCGGCCGCGGCCGGGGCCGCCAGCCGGCTTCGAACTCGTCGGCTAGTCGCTGGCGGGCGGGACTCGCTGGGCCAGCTCCTTCGTCGCGTCCGCGAGCTGGTTGCACACTTCCGCGATTTCGTTCTCGGCCTTTCGCATGAACGTCGCGCGGTCCTTCAGGAATGGGAGAAGTCTTTGGGGCACGCCCTCGAGGATTGCTTTGGCCGCGTGCAGGTAGGGGACGACGCAAGTGATGATCTCGCTGACGTGGATCACTTCGCCCCGCGCGGCCTGCTCTTTGAGCTCGACCAGTGAGGTCTCGGCGAGCAGCTTGCGGAGCTGGACCTTCGCCTTCTTCTTCGACGTCGGCCGGCGATCCGTGCGGTCGCCGCGCCGGTTGGCGTTCAGCCAGAGTTCAAGCTCGGCTGGCGCGACCGGCTTCGTGAGGCCGGCCGCGCCCCAGGCCGCGGCAGTCCGCTCGGCGACGTGGGCGTAGTTGGCGATCGCCGCCCACGTCGTGAGCTTGGGCTCCGGCTTCGCCGGGGCCTTCGCGGCCTTCTTCGCCATCCGGGCCTCTCAAAGGCCGGCCGGCGAACCGGCCGACCATGATGATGATGAAGCTTCAAAAAAATTCGACGAGCGCCGGAATAGCGCAATGTCTAAGACCGCGCTGGGGGGTCTTGTGGGGAAGGACCCAAGCGGCTCGCCAGGCCCTCCAGGGCCTTCTCGATGCGATCGAGGCGTGGATCTTCGCTTACTTCGAGCGTCATAGGCTTAAGCGCCTCAGCGCTCGCCTTGGCGCCTGAGAGGTTTTGCAGAAGCTTCGTGAGCTCGTCGTACATTTGTTGGGGCAATACCGTCTGGCCAGCTGCTTGCCTGGCAGCGCGAACGCGTCCGATGGCCCAAATGCCTATGCCAACGAAGACAGGCAACGAAGCGCCTCCACCCAACAACGTGAGCAGCGACGTCCAGGGCAGATCCGAGATCGATAGCTGGGGCATCAGCAGGGGCAGCAGCCTCGCTGAAACCTTGTCCTCGATACGTCCGTCGCTGGTGGCCAGCACGACAGGCGTCTCGTCCCGCTTCACCGGGTAGCGCAGCTTGGCCGTGGCGAAGTCCAGGTAACGCACGCGCGTGCCCTTCTTCCATCGGTCGGCCAGCTCGCGGATCCGCGTGTGCACCGAGGGATCGAGCCCCGCATCGTCCATCACCACCACGAGCTCTTGTGTTGCTGGGATGGCATCCGTCTGAGCAGGCTCCGGGGCATCCGGAGCGACGGGCTGAGGATTCACCTGAGGAGGCGGGCCAAGGGGCGAAGGCATCAGGGGCGTCGGGATCAGGTCGTTCGGGTTGAACGGCGCCGGCTGCCGCCAGCCGCTCACCATGCCGCCCGGACCAAGCGCCGGCGCCCTCGCCCCAGGCAAAGGCCGCGAAGCGATCGGTCGGATCTTCGCGGTGTAGGCGCGCACGTTGGCGCTCATGCGGTTGGCCAGGCCGGCCGCATTGCCGTAGCCGGTGATCTGGCAGACGACCGTCTTCGGGTCGCCAAACTTGCCCGTGCGGGGCGGCTGGACCAGGATCGTCGGATAGCCCTCGATCTTGATGCCAGTGAAGCGGAACGCCTGGCTGCGATCGCCGCCGTTGTATTCGTTGTAGTGAGCCCAGCTCGTCTTCGCGTCGCCCGGGACGGCCCAGGCCTTCAGGTCGGGCGATGCCTGCCAGTCGGCCTTCAGGCGATTGCAGGCAGGGCAGCTCTTCGAAGTGACGATCGAGACGAACCATTTGTCCGCATCGCTCGCCGGCGGCGCCACGGCCTCCATGAACTCGTCGGAGCCGTCGCTGCGAGGACCTGCGCCCACGTGCTGCACGACATTGCCGAGGCGTCGGACTTCGCCCTCGTCGACCTGGTCGGGCAGGGCCTGGGCGAAGCTCAAGCTCCCGAACGCCAACACGAGCAGCAGGGCGCCGATGGCTTGCGCTAACACCGCCGCGACCCCGGTGGGCTTCGGCGCCGGGCGCTTATCAAGCCCCTTCTCTTTGACCAGCTCAGCGAGATCGTCGACATGTAGGCTGTCGCGGCCGTTTCGGTAATGCATGGAACCCTCGGATGAAAGGAGACGTGAAGAAGGAGGCCCTTACCACCAGCGGACGTACTCAGGCCGCGCGGGGTGAGGCGGATAGTCGAGAATCACCACCCATTGGCCGCTGGCGAGATGGAGCTGACGAAAGCTCTTCTCGTCGTAGCGGTCGATCCGGGTGGGGGAGTTGTTGTTGCAGACGTACCAGGTGTTCGTCGACGGATCGTGCGCGACGAGCGTCTGGAAGTGCATCCGGCCGGCGCCGATCGCGGCTCCGCGGCCCGTCGCGCACGCCCAGCGCATCCAATCCCAGGTGTTCGATCCCGTGACGTTGAAGGCCCGGATCGCCCGCGCATCGCAGTAGGCCGACACGCGGCTGGGGCCCGAGCCCCCTCGGACCTTCTTGCCGTACTCGCTGTCCCACAGCAGCAGGGCCGCGGCCGGCACGTTCTGGTCGACGCCGCACATGCCGATCGAACACTGCACGCAGCTCCCATCGGGATTGCGGAACCAGGCTCGGATGTCGTCGGGCAGATCGAGGGCGGGCTGCAGGGCCTGGCCGAAGGCGCTCGAGGCACATGAGACGGCCAGCAGCAATGCGAGGAGGGCGTGTTTCATGGAGGTGAGGGCTGGGGTGAGGGAAAAGGGACCGGAACGGCTCGACGCGATGCCCGGAAGTGAGGGGCGAGACGTGTCGTCGAGCCACGCGTTCCGGCAGGCGGGCGCGCGAGGCCGAGGTGCGCTAGGATGGTTACCTTCCCCGGCCCCGCGATCGCCTACGAAGTGGGAAGGAGGAGCTGATAGCCGGGAAGGGTGATGGGAGCCGCCGACTCGGAAGACTTCTTGGCCCGCAGCCGCTCCAGCAGCGCCTTGGCGCCGCCGAGCAGCTCGGGCGTGATCTCGGGGAGCGTGTTGCCGGCCGCGGCGAAGGCCTCGGGGAGCTCGCTCAGCAACTGCTGGCGGGCTTTCTTGGTCAGCTTCGCCAACAACAGGCCGATCAGATGGGCCGTCTCGGGGAGGGAGCTCGAGGCCTTCACGCTGGGCTGGCCGACGCGCAGCACGCCCAGCAGCTCGCGGCGCCACTCAAAGCCCTCGACGTTGGAGTCAATCCGGATCCGGACGCCCCGCTCGTGGCCGGCGGGAATGGCCTCGCGCACGACCTCTTTGGAGGCCACGTTCTGCAGCGCGGCCCAGGTCACGGCGATGGCTTCGGGTTCTTGGATGATGCCCATGGTGCGCGACATACGGAGGGGAGAGACAGGGGGAAAAAGAGTGCGATTAGGGAGGGATCCGGTCGCTGCGGCCGATGGGTTGGTACCGCCCGGCGTGGACTTCGCGCTCCAGGCGGCGGGCCGCGTCGACCAGGGCGGTCGCGTGGCACTTCAGGCTTTCCAGCAGCTCGGCCCGTTCGTCGTCGGGCAGATTGGGCTGACGGGCCAGCTCATCGTCGGCGAAGCCGAAATGGCCCAGGACGGACATGACGTGTAGCAGGGAGTGGCCGGCAACGCCGGACACCGGAGGTCGGTAGCCCGGGCTCTTCGTGTTGGTGGGCGGCATAAGCACCGAGCGGAGAAGACCGCCGCGGTCGTCCGCTACAGAGCCAGAGCGCTCCAGAGCAGCAGCGCGGCGGTCTCCCCCGCGCGGTGGCGCAAGGTGCGAGCGACCCCGGCCAAGCTCTGGATTGGTTGAGGTGATACTACGGATGGTAAGCAATCCGCCCGAACGGCTCCACCCGAAAGCCCGCGCACGCCCTGTTCGTGGGGTCAGTTCGTGACGGACGTCGGGGCAGGCGCCGGCTCTACAGAGACCGCTTCTGCATCTGCCCCGCGGGCCGAGCCCGGTTTGCTCCGATCAGGGACACGGATCGAGCAAATCGCCACACCTAGATCCCAGATCCTAGATCCTTCCTCGCCCCTCGCCCCTCGCCCGGTACGCCTCGCCCCTCCGCGCGCGTTACCATACGTAGTATGGCGCGCACCATGCCTCGCTTTGCCGCCCGCTAGGGTGAAGGCATGCAACAGCGCGTGCGACTCTCTGCCGGCCCCGCAGCGAAAGCGAATGCCTCCTCGGCCCCGCCGAAGGTCGATCGCGAGGCGCGGATCATCCGGGACGTGATCGTCGCCGGCGAAGGCGTGGCCGAAGGGCACGGCTTCGAGCTCGACGCCACCAGTCTGCGGATGCTCGAGTCTCTCAGCGGGCGCAACGCCCGCGGCATCAAGAGCCGACTCTCGCATCCGACCGCCTGCCTGGACGCAATGGGCTCCTACCTCGGGCGGCTCAAGGACTGGCGCCAGCAAGGCGACACGACGCGAGCCGACCTGCACCTGGATCCGACCGCCTTCACGAGCCCCAAGGGGGATCTGGGCACCTACGTCATGGACCTGGCGGAGAGCGACCCCGAAGCGTTCGGCGTGTCGGTCGTGGTGATGGCCAAGACCGAGGACGCCAAGCACGCCGACGGGACCTTCCGCCTCGGCGCCGATGGCAAGCCGGTCAAGGTCATGCGTCCGTTTCGGCTGGGCGCCGCCGACGTCGTCGACAGCCCGGCCACGGGCCGCTCGTTCCTGAGCGACGACAACGCCAGCCAGGCCAGTGCGATCCTCGATCGACTGCTGGCCAGCGGCCAATCCCCCGAGCAGCTCCGCACGCGACTCAACACCTACCTCGATTCCTTTCTCGCCCTCAAAGGCCTTCCGATGACGACTGCCACCCCGCCGGCTCCCGTGCCCGTTCCCGCTCCCGCCCCGGCGCCCGTCCTGGACGAGGTCCAACTGGCCGCGGTCCGCACCGAAGCCGTCGCCACGGAGCGCAAGCGGATCTCGGACATCCAGGCGCTCTGCAGCCGGGCCGGCGAAGCCAGCCTGGCTCAGAAGATGATCGACGAGAACGTCTCGTTGTCGGCCGCCAAGGCGATGCTGCTGGAGTCGATGCTGAGCAAGGGCCGCGTGCTGGGCCCCGACAGCGCGAAGCCGCCCGAAGAGCAGCTCCCCGCCAAGCCGGACGCCGACGCCAAGTACAAGGCCGAGTTCGCGGCCCACAAGGCGAGCCTCGGCATGACCGAGGCCGACTACATCGCCATGCGTCGCGTCGACGACGGCCTGGACACCCTGGCCTCGCACGCTGAGTAGCTGAGATGAGTTGTGTTTGGGCCCGCGGCCGCACGTGCGGCTGATCGCGGGCCTCCCCTAGATCCTAGATCCCCTTCCCTAGCCCACCCTGCACATCATGGCCGTCACCGAAAACAAACTGATCCAGCGTCGCGATGGCTGTCGGCGCTCGCTGGCCGTCGCCGCATCGACCCGCATCTACCAGGGTACGGGCGTCTTCGTGAACTCGGGGGGCTATGCCGACGACGACACCGCGACCGGCGCCAACGTCTTTGCAGGCATCGCCGTGGGCGAGGCCAACAACGCGAGCGGCTCCAACGCCGATATCAACGTTGAGGTCTACACGGAAGGGGACTTCCTGCTGACCGGCTCGGGCTTCACGATCGCCGACATCGGCAAGGATGCGTTCCTCAACGACAACTACGCGCTGGTCGTGGCCGACGCGGCCGGCAGCGTCCGCATCGGCAAGGTGGTCGGCTACGCGAGCGCCACGCAGCTCTGGGTCGCGATCGAGACCAAGCAGTACGTGCAGCAGGCCGGCTTCACCGCCCTGACGCACACCGCGCCGGGAACGCCCGACTACGCGATCCAGGACTTGATCAACTCCTCGGCCTACGGCTTCGTGACGAAGGACGAAGGCAACACGGTCTTGAAGGTCCTGAAGGCCTGCCACGACGCGCTCAAAGCCAACGGCATGCTGAGCTAGCCGCTCGAACCCAGCGAGCCCGACCCGCCTCGCCTTCCCTCGGGCTGATCCCCGACCCCTGAACCCTGACCCCCGCACACAACCATGTCGCTCGACACCGCCAAAGCCACTGTCACGCTCCGCAGCCTCACCGGCAAGTTCGATCGGGAGGTCCGCGCGTACAAGCCGTTCTATCCCGAGGTCTCGAACGTCATCACCAGCGACGGGGCCGACGAGCAGTACGGCATGCTCGGCAGCCTGCCGCAGATGCGGGAGTGGCTGGGGGATCGCGTCGAGCACGAGCTGCGGGCCGCGAACTTCATCGTGGCGAACAAGCACTGGGAGTCGACGCTGCGGATCAAGAAGACCGACATCGCCGACGACCGCATGAAGATGTACGGCATGCTGATGCCCGACCTGGGCCAGCGGGCCGCCAGCCATCCGGACAAGCTGTTCTTCGAGACGCTGGTCGCGGGCTCCTCCACGGCCTGCCTCGACGGCCAGTATTTCTTCGACACCGACCACGTGTTCGGCGATTCGGGGACGCAGGACAACGACCTGACCTCGAACGCCACCGATCACACGGCCGTGACGCTGGCCGAGTTCAAGGCCGCCTGGCTGGCCTGCATCACCAAGCTGATCGGCTACAAGGACGATCGAGGCGAGCCGCTCAACGCGCCCACGATCGACCGCTTCGATTCGCTGGTCGTGATCGTCCCGGGCGCGCTGCGTCAGGTGGCCCACGACGCCTTCGATTCGACGCTGATCTCGAACTCGACCAACATCGTCATCGACAAGCCGCGGGTGATCTGCAGCCCGTACCTGACGGACGGCGCCACCTTCTACGTGCTGAACACGGAGGGCTTTTTGCAGCCCTTCCTGTTCCAGGAACGCGAGCCCCTGCAGCGGCAGTACAAGGGTCTGGACGACTTGCAGATGAAGGACGTCCTGTTCATGACCGAGGCCCGTTACGCGATGGCCTACGTGGCCTGGTGGAAGGCCGTCCGCTACGAGTTCACGTAAACACCGCCGGGACGTCGCGGGCGGGTTTTGAAGCAAGCCCTTTTGGCCTGACCCGCGGCTCCCATCGGCGCCTATCGCGCGCGGCATGATCTTGCCGGCTGACCCCTGACC